CGCTCTAATATCGAACGTTAAGTCCTGCGGCGTAAATGCATCTGCATCATCGCCCTGCAATCGAATAAAAAGTCTGTCCGAAGGATCAAAGAATGACACTCTCCGTGCATTCCCATCCTCATCAACCTCAGTATATTTCCGAAACACGCTACCAGGTAATGCGACCCTACGCCCTCCAAGCTCTACATCAGAATAGAATTGATCAAATGCTATATCAAGCGCATGCAATACCGAGATCCCATTCGCGAATATAGATATCCCAGTAGGCGCCTCAGGGTTGATATTGTTCGCTTCTGGATTTTTGATATACGCAAATATTGGCCTCGATATTGGCAAGAATACCACTGGCTCAATCTTCTCATCAAGCAAATCAAGCGATGCCTCAAGCTGAGTCTCCTTGTTATAAAGTTTGTTCGTGATTGAGTACCCTTGCACACCATTAACAACATCTTTCTTATGCGTCTCGATTCTGATATATGGCTTCGCTGCGATTAGTCTCTTGTCGAGGAACACGCCCTCAGTAACTTGCGTATTGTCCCAGCTCAATGGAATAAAGTTCATCGCTTTTACAAAGTCAATCCATATGCGCGGGGTCCCGTCTTGATTCGACACTCCGACCTTGATTACTTGGGCCCCTAGTGCCGCCTGATACTCTATCGACCTGCGAAGATTGTCCCATAGCGATTCATTATCAATCACTTTTTTAACTAATTCGCTCGCAATGACCTCTGGCTCCTCCGCTAGCACTAGCCCTGCGATCTCAGAGCATATCATTTTCGCTACACCGAGATTCATTCTATCACGCCTACGTTTTATTCCGTCAGTACTAACGTAGTCTTGAGATAGCCAGTTAGGCCTATTGCGATAGATATCCCACCACGCTAGCATATCGGCATCGCCGCTCGTTATCTCTGGAGGAATACTTTTTATGCCGAATAGTTTCGCTAGTATTTTTATAATCTTGTCGAATATGCTCTCTTTCATTTTCTACCTCATATCCTCAATCAGCGCAGACATTTCCCGTTCAACAGCATATTCTACTGCATCTAGCGAATCAATGTTAGTCGTGCCATCATCAAGCCGCTCGTCTATTTTTTTAGGATCCCACATTGCAGTATCGAATGCCTCTATCGTGTGTTTACACCTACGCATTATAAACGCTCTCCTTTGAGCAAATAACGCATCAAATAACCGTATCCTATCAATTATTGGGCGCTTCATCGCATCCTCGACATACACTGGTAGCCCTAGGTTATTAAGGCTTTTAATTATCAACTGCTCTGAGCTGTCTCCGAATGCCCGGTCAATCAAATACTTCTCTCTTGCCCTTGAAACAATGCTCTTCCATTGTGATATTACCGACTCGACAGAATGGTTCTTGCTGTCGAACACTTCATCGAGTATAACGATACAAAGCTTGTTGTCTCTGACAAACCACCCAACGCATACAATTGCAGTTGCGCTTTTATTTCCTCCAAAGTCAAGTCCGAATGTTACCTTAAATATTTTCTCTTTAGGATTGTTTGTTCCAGGCTCTATATCGAGAACATTTCCTTCCTCACCACGCTTATTGTTCACAAAGCTCCCATAGATTCTGCCCTCAGCCATTACCCGTAGTCCGAGAATATATCGCTGGTAGAATATCCCACTATAGCTCTCAGCAAGCCTGCGTTTTCGCTCCTCAGTAATTGCAGGATTGTCGTTAAGCGTAAAATGCCACAATCTAAAATATTTCGGCACATAATTGCTCCCCCAGCGATCTAGTCCAATGTCTGGATCAGTATATATCCAATGATTTGGCGCCTCAGGGTTTAGGGTTGCAATATTCCTAACAAGTGGCGATGATATCGACCTACCAAGCGCCGTCTTGATAAACATAGGATTATGTAGCGATAGCTCATCAGCATACCATCCGCCTATCGTTAGTCCTTGCAGCTTCTTGTAGGACCCGACATCGTTAGCTCCCATGAGATAAATCTTTTTACTGCCCATCTGGATATAATGCGACCCGTCTCTGTCTGTTCGCTCCTGCGCAGTCCCTTTCGATATCGCGATAAACCCAAACTCAGGATCATCAATGCAGTTTCTGCTCAGTGATCCTAATGTATTTCCAGACATTAAGAATTTTTCCATCTTGCAATGCAATACATAATCTGCCCACTCAATCAACGATGTGAATGTTTTGGCCGAACGTATCGACCCCTCATAGACTGTATTCTCGATAGGCTCTTTGTGCCCGAGTCTTATCGCATTCTTTGACTTCTCACTCAGTGGTAGAATCATCGTTCGTCCCGTATTCGCCGAATAGCATATCGAAATACTCAAGCATTTCTTCAGCCCCAGCATCATTTATAAAATCAACCTTACTCCCTTGAGTCGCTTCTCGAATTTCTTTTAGCATCGACACCGCAGCCGATCCACCTGAAGTCAAAACTTTCGTAACTATCATGTGCACGAATTCTTCACCGTCTACTTTCTTACCTCCAGTTACTGTTTTGACATCGAATTTTTTCGCAAGGTAGTTTCCGTATACTTGAGTCAGCAGCTTCTTTTTGCGTCGAGATTTTACTGAGTTTTTTCCACCAATACTGCCGAGCCTCTTCGCTTCCTCTGTGCTTGATATTTTTTTAGGCCTTAAATTCTCATCATTCATCCTTTATATTCCTTTTATCGGTATATGAATTATGGGATTAAAGTCAAACGATCTCCTGCTTCCCTTGTCTTTTTTCACTATTTTACCTCCCCATTTTCTCTGCAATAGCAAAAATTGTTCTTTTTCTTTCTCATTAGTCCTATATGTCGCACATCCTCCCGCCTGTTTCGCCTGCTTCACATAATAATGATACGCATTAACCCTTAAAACTCCACGATATTCATTACAATGTTGTAATGTAATATCATAATCCTCTTTGAGGGGTAAATCTTCATCAAAACGTATAGGATTTTTTAGGTGAACCATAAAAGGCCCCCCAATATATGATATTGTTGAAAAAGGCGTATAATGTCTATATGCTGTCGGATCACTGATACAATTAACCCCCCAAAGATAAAACCCCCACTCCCTGCAGAGTAACGTGTATTTCTCTAAAAATATCATAAAATCATCGGTTTTCAATTTTATATCTTCATATCCAAATCCATCTCGAACCTCAAACCTTGCCATTCCCTTCATGTCATCGTCAATTATACATACCGCATCAGCTCCATTCGTGAACTCTGTATCAAGCATGTAGTTTCTTACCCTGCACAAATTGCCTTGTACTCCTTCCGGGCAAGCAACAATATCCGCATCTTTATTATTATCGATATATTCCTGTGCTTCTTTAATATCAACATATACCCTACAATATGGTAAATATTCCAATGTCTCAACTTTCGGCCTTCTGTACGATGGACAAGCAACAACTATTTTCATTCCCTATCGCCTTGCAACATTTTAATCGCCTGCACTCCATCAATAACTCTCCCGATCCCCATGTGCCCAAAAGTATTTGAGTTATCATTACCTTTTGATGTAGACAACCCCTTAACTGTTTTAATTCCAAATAGTGTTTGAGCGTTCAAAAAATCAATATCAGTGGTAAATTTCAACACTATAAAATTATTTTCCTCATCTATGTAATCAGTAAACTCAACCTCTCCCTGTTCTCTCTCACCCTTCTGTTCAAATTCTAATACTCCCGACGGCAAGCATATCTCTCCGGCATCAATTTCCATTTCTCCTATAAATTCTAAAACTGATTTTTTCGTCATCTGCCCATATTGGCTATTTAATCGAAGTAGTTTCTGCTTTGCTTCTTCTTCATCTTTTGCTTCAATATATACAACAGGAAGCATTGGAATCTCTTCTCCACGCTTTCTTAACTCTCTTAATGCCTGTATCCTTCCATGTCCATCTAAACAGTAATTGTGCCCATTATTAACCCATATAAAGAATGGGAATGAAAACCCGTACTTTCTGATTGATTTTGTTATAAGTTCAATGTCTCTTTTTGACCTTTTTTTGAGTCCGC